CCCACCGCTCAGCGCGGCAGCGCCCGCAGCGGCGTTCTCAGCCGCCGCCCTAGCATTCGCCTGCGCGCCCGCGCGGTACTGCCGGTAGAGCTCGCTGTCCGTGCCTACGTCATAGCCCGCATTGCTGGCCGCGCCCATGCTGTCCAGTGTCTCGTTGATCCGGTCGGTGTAGTTGCTCTGGTACGCCCCCGGCATCGCGTTCTCCGCGTCCTTCTGCGCCGCCTGTGCGTCCTTGTATCTCTTGAATACGCCCATCTTTAACTCCTCTCTTGACAGATACGTAAAACACGTATATATTATAATTGCAGATTCGGAGGTGCGTCTTCATGCCAATGCCCCCCAAAGAGATCGTTCGCCTGCTCGAACAGAACGGTTTCGTGTTCGTCAGCTCCAACGGTTCTCATCGCAAATACCACAACCCCACCACCGGCAAGACCACGATCGTCCCTTTCCACGCCAAAGACCTCAAACCCGGCACAGAGAAAAATATCCTCAAACTGGCCGGTCTGAAGAAATAAGGAGGCATTTCTATGAACGCTGTTTTCTATCCCGCGGTGTTCCACCCCGAAGAAACGGGTTATTCTGTCACCGTCCCCGACATCGAGGGCTGCTTTACGCAGGGTGATACGATGGATGAGGCTGTGCGGATGGCACAGGATGCCATCGGCCTGATGCTGGAAGAGTGCGCTGTCTGCCCCACTCCTTCCGTTCCTTCCTCTCTTCCGGTGGAGGCCGGAGACTTTGTGGTCATGGTCCCCTTTGATATGGCTGCTTACCAAAAGCAGTTCCGCCCTGTTAAAAAGACCCTCTCCGTCCCCGCTTGGCTCAATGATGCAGCCGAGGCCGCACACATCAACTTCTCCGGCGTTCTTCAGGACGCCTTGAAGGAAAAGCTCCATCTTGCATAATTCTTGATAGCTCAGCCCCTTCGGGCTGGGCATTTTTAATTCTGTTTCATCTTGGCTGTCCGGGTTGCGGCTCCCAGCGTCTGCTGCGCTGCCGCTTGCATCCTGCTGGCCGCGGCCCCAACAGCTCCTCCCTGTTTCCGCCACTGGCGCTCGGGTTGCGTTTGCTGCTTTTTCTTCGGCCCCTTGGCGGGGACTTTGAAAAAGCAGAACGCTGCCCTAGCCTCGCCTCCCTTCATCTGCCGCTGGCAGCGGTCGGCTCCGCTACAGTCGTCGCCGTTGCCCTTCCGGGCCGGGCGCTTTATTTTCACAGCAGAAACGGCAGCAGGCTTGCGGCAACGCTCAGGATCGTCCCAAAGATGCCCGTACTCCGGCTCTTCTTTGCCTGGCTTTCGCTGGCCGCCTGATTGTACGCGCTCTGATAGTAGTTGCGCTGGTTCTCCCAGTTCTGGTAGTTGGTCTGGTACTTCTCGTAGTCCTGCGCCTCGGCCTGCTGGTAGCCGCTCAGCTGGTTTTGCAGGTCGCTCTTTTTCTGGGTGTACTGGTTCAGCGCCTGGCTGTACAGACTGTTGGTGGCATTGCTCAGGCCCGCCATGGCATTCTGGTAGGCGCTCTGGCCCGCCTGGGTGCCGTAGCTGGAGCCGTACCCGCCCGAGATGGCGCTTGCGTTGGCCTGGGCGTTCTCGTTGGCCAGCTTCGCCTGCCGGGTGTAGCTGTTCTTATACTGCTCGTAGGCCGCATCCCGGGTGGGGTCGTAGCTGAAATCCTTCATCCCGTCCAGCTTGCCCATCACGCCGTCGATCTTGTCCTTGTACTGGCTGGTGTAGCTTTCCGGCTTCTTCGCCTCCCACGCATCCAGCTGCGCTCTCGCATTGCTCAAACTGCTCATAATTACACTCCTTCCTTTAAGACATTCTGCACGCTCCTTTCATGTACAAGTTTCTTGGACGTTTTTACAATAGCACAGGATTCTTGTTTAGTCGGGAGCTTTGTTCAATTTTCTTGAACTTTCATCTTGACTTTTCAAGACGCGGCCTTTATACTTGCACCAGAACGAGATTTTTTAAGGAGGTGGTTCAAATGTCTTTTGCTTCTCGGCTCCGACAGGCGCGTGAGCAGGCTGGATTTACTCAGCAGGATTTAGCCAAGAAACTTGGTGTGACCAAAAACGCCATCAGCAACTATGAGAATGGTGTAAGCAGTCCAAAGTGGGAAATTCTGGTGGAAATTTTTGATATTCTTCACGTTGACCCCAATTTCCTGTATCAGGATGATTTTTCGTCCGAGCTTGCCGAAGCTCACGTCCTCACTCCCCAGCAGTCCACCCTTTTAGCAGCCTTCGATCAGCTCAACGACGAAGGTCAGACCAAGGCGGTGGAGTATGTCGAAGATCTCGTCCTCACCGGGCGTTATAAAAAACATCCTGCGTCTGGCCTGGACGCAAAGGACGCATAAATAAAAAAATCCCCGACACGAATGTGTCAGAAATATGAATAAAATTTTAATTTTATATGTGTGTCAATAGTATTTTTGGATTTTCTTTGTTGCAAAAGCAACATTTCACTTTTTTTTCGTGTACAATTATGCTCATTGGGCGTATAATAAAGGTGCAAGAACATCAAGTTCCTGCCATGACATGAAAAGACTGCTTTGTCTTTGCTTGTCCGCTGAAAGAGGGTAACCCCTCCCTGCCATGAAAAATAGGGGAATTAAAAAAGCGGTGAGCTCTTACCGTGAGTAGAGAATTAAAAAAGCGGAGAACCTCTGCCGTATAGTGAGGAATGAAAAAGGGTGCGGGGCGGCTAGCTGTTCCGCACCTTCTTGGGTTAAAGGAGCTGAATCATGGGGAAGTTTCAATTTTACCACATAAATGAACACTATGTCAGCTATTTACATAGCATCGATAATCGAGTCCAGTATAATAAAGGTCAGCGTCGCCCGTATGTCGGAGTGGTACTTTCTATTAATGGCGTCGATTATTATGTTCCTTTAGAGTCTCCGAAAGATAATCACGCTAATATCAAAGGTGGCGGTCCTGTCATGAAGTTGGATGAAGGGCGCCTTGGTGTGATGGGTTTCAATAATATGATTCCCGTTTTGGATTCCTGTTTAATTAAATTTGACATTCAGGCGGTTAGAGATACGAAGTATAAAATGCTTCTCTTAAACCAACTTGAATACTGTAACAAAAATCGAGACCTTATTCTTCAGCGCGCTCAGACCACTTACCGCCGGGCTTTGAGTCGAAAAATTCCTCTCTACCAAAAGGTATGCTGTAATTTTGAGAAGCTGGAGAGAAAGAGTAAGAGATACGATCCCAACTATGTTCCATCCAAAAAGAAGATTCATGTCACCGTACCTTCCGAATAAAACATTTCAAGAGCGCCTTATCAGGTGCTCTTTTTTAGTATTTACAATATTTTGAATGGAGATAAATCTTATGTCCACCCACCCCCATCCCGAATCTGCCCGCATCATCCGCGAGGCACGGCAGGCCACCGGGCTGACGCAGCTGGAGCTTGCGGAGAAGCTTGATGTCACCATCGGCACGATCGGCTATTATGAGCGAGGCGCAGGCCAGATCAAGGCGGTGGAGTATGTCGAAAACCTCGTCCTCACCGGACGTTATAAAAAATGTCCTGCGTCTGGTCTGGGCGTAAAGGAAGCATAAAAAATAACCGCTCTGGCTGTACCAAAGCGGTTATTTTATAAGCTGTTCAATTTTCGAGCTTGTAGCTTGGCGGCAAAACCAGCGGCGGCGCACCAAATGCAGAGGTGAGCTGCGCAATGATCATAGAAACTCTTCCCAAAAGTCCCTGATTCTCCTGAACATAAAAGCGGACCTGTTCCCTCACCTCTTTGTCGATTTCTTCATCAGAGAGGGCATCCAGCGAGTGCTGCTCCAAAAGAAAGTGCTCCACCACATAAGAAACACTTACTTCAAAATTGCATTCGGGGTCAAATCCTGCTTTCCTTGTGCATTTTATGCTGATGCAGTCATCTTGTCTTTTCCATTCTACCGAGTCCTCTGCAATCAGTTTTACTTCCTCGCCTGGATTTGAAGGTCCTTCCAACGCTTTCCATTCTATCTGCATCGGTACAACACGGCAAGTTCCGTCCAAAAGGTCTTTCAGCATGCCTTGACCCTCCTTTTCTCATTTACAGAGTTCCCCCACAGCCCGGCACCTGCAGCGCCGGATCCGCTTGCCTTTACCGTCTGGATCGGCTGTGTGAATTGCTTTGCAAACTCCGGCGGCAAAACCATAACAGCTGCCTTCTGCTGGTCGGGCTCCAGATAATCTTCCAGCGCACTCTCTACGATCTGATTCAGCGAGGTTCGCTCCTCCTGTGCTTTCTGTGCCGCCTTCCGGTGCAGCTCTGCCGAAATGCGGACATTGAATGTCCCGCTAAATGCCTTCTGCGGCTGCTTTCCTACCTCTTCGCAAAATTCAAGATAGTCATCCACCGCTGCACGAAATTCTTTCTCGATCTCTTTTGCGTTTTCCGTATAAAAGTCCACCAGATCATCAATGCCCAGGATCTTCCCATAGAAGACCTGGTCATCTGCCGAATATTCCGGCCTTGCCGAATACCCCTTATAGCGTAAAATACTATTCATATGTGTCCATGCTCCCTTAAAAACACCACTACGCTCTCGACAGCTCCTTTTACCATCTGGTCTCCCGGATGCGGCTTATGCAGCATCATGGAAGCCTTGTTCTCCGGATTGTAAAATCGAACCCGTGAGCCTGAAGTTGCGCCTTTATTGGACTCCACATATCCAAAATAGGCCATGATCTTCCTGAGGTCTGAATATCGAAAATCTGCCGGAGTGGGCTTTTGGCAGAGTTTCTTTATCAGCGTATCCACTTTACTCATATGTTATGCAGCCCACCCTCTTTCTGTAACTAAATATTAGTTACAGCCTTATTGTAGACGATTTGCCCTCCCTTTGTCAATGTGAGCTTTGCCAATTTGGAATCACTTTTTTGTGCATATTTTCTAAAAATCGCAAAACAAAAATCCCGGCAGCCTTGTACGATAAAAGCTGCCGGGCGCGCATGGGGTGCATGTCGGAGAAAAACAACGCAGTCAATGACTCTTCGCCTGCTGACACATCCAGTATACCATACCTCATGTGCATCGGCAAGCAAGTCAGCAAGGAGTTTTTATGGCCAGAAAAAAAGAGAGCACACAGCCCCGCCTTGTCGCCTACTACCGCTACTCTGGCGGCAGCCGCCAGACGGAGCAGTCCATCGAGGGCCAGCGCCGGGACTGCGAGGCCTACGCCCGCGCCCATGGCATGACCATCCTGCGCGAGTATGTGGACCGCCATATCAGCGGCAAAACAGACGACCGCGCCCAGTTCCGGCAGATGATCGATGACAGCGCAAAGCGCACCTTTGACTTGGTCATCTGCTGGAAGACCGACCGCTTTGCCCGCAACCGGCACGACAGCGCCGTGTACAAAAAGCAGCTGCGTGACAATGGTGTCAGCGTCATCTATGCCGCCGAGAGCAACATCGAGGGCGCCGAGGGCATCATCATCGAGGGCCTGATGGAGGCTCTGGCCGAGTATTACTCCGCCGAGCTGGCCGAGAAGGCCCGCCGGGGGATGCGGGAGTCAGCCCTCAAAGGCCAGACTCTGGGCCGGACTCCCCCTCTGGGTCTGACGGTAGACAGCACCAAGCACTACGTCATAGATCCGGCGGGTGCGGATACGGTGCGCCTTATCTTTGAGCTGTACGCAAGCGGCCTCAGCATCGCCTCCATCATAAGACGGCTCAATGGCATGGGCCTTCGCACCGTCCGGGGCAATCCTTTTGATAAGAGCAGCATCAGCCGCATCAGCCGCGACGAGAGGTATCGCGGCGTATACGTCAGCAAAAAATTCGACGTCCGCATCGAGGGCGCTATCCCGCCCATCATCGACGACGACCTGTGGGAAAGGACACAAAAAGTGATCAACCTCAACCGTCAGAGCCGTGCTCCCCACTCTGCCAAGGCAGACTATATCCTCTCCGGCAAGCTGTACTGCGGCGAATGCGGCTGCCTGATGAAGGGCATCTGCGGCCACAACCCCTCTGGCCGCGTCTATCATTACTATTCCTGCCCGGGCCGCAGCCTTGGCCGCCCCTGTACCCGGAAAAATATGCCGAAGGATGTGCTGGAAAAGCTCGTAGTGGAGTCCACTTCCAATCTGCTGCTCCGGCCGGAAAACATCCAGCAGCTTGCAGACGCCATCGTGAGCTTGCAGCAGGCCGAGGCGTCCCGCCCCGATCCGGAGCGTGCAGCCCTGGAGCAGGCGCTTGCTGAGATCCGCCGCAAAATCGGCAACATCCTGAGCGCCATCGAAAACGGCACCGCCAGCACCGCCCTGACCTCCCGGCTGTCCGATCTGGAGCAGCAGGAAAGTGCCCTCGATCACCAGCTTGCCTCGCTCTCCACACCGGAGCCGTTTACGTTGAGCCGTGACGAGGTCATCTTCCTGCTTGAGCAGTTCCGTGTCTCCCCGTCCGAGCGCACCAACGCCTACTGCCGCCGCCTTGTGGATACCTTTGTCGATAAGGTCGAGCTGACCAACCGGGAGCTGATCATCCACTTCAACATTTCTAAATCCACCGAAAACAAAAATTCCCAGTCGAACAATAGATGTTCGACTGGGAAGCGTCTGGTTGGGGATGAGAGAATCGAACTCCCACAAGTAGAGTCAGAGTCTACCGCACTACCACTATGCAAATCCCCATTATTCGGTTTTGTTTTGCGACATTGGGCCGGTCAACGTGTGCTATTATAGCCGCCTCCGGGCGCTTTGTCAAGCGGATTTTTGAAAAAAGTTGTACTTTTTTCTCGCAAGCCGCGATTCAGACGTACTTTCGAGCAATTCAGAGAAGCCGACGCCTGACCGTGCAGAAGCAATTTCTTCTGCACTCTCTTGTGGCATTTTCTGCACGTTCCGCACCATACAATAAGGTGTACCTGATTTTCTACTTGTTAATAAAGGAGGACGCCTTATGCTGCAAACCCCATCCAAGACCACCCGGACTCTGCTTTCGCCCCGCATCCCCCGCGACAACGAGCACGAGCGCTACCACCCCGAGCTGGAAGAAGAGCTGAAAGAGTGCCTGTTCTGCCTGCAGCGGAACGCGATGATGTTCGACCTCGAGGTGGACTCCGACCTCATCGAGCAGCGCATCTACGAGCGGCAGGCGCTTTTGTGCCGCTACCGCTACCTGCTGGCCCGCGCCCGGGAGCTGGGGCTGCACACCATCCTTAAAAAGTATCAGCCTATTGGGTAAAGTCAGCCTTGCCCTATCAGCAAGGCACTTCCGCTCCCAAAATCGCAAAACTTTCTCGTTTTGCATGGACTTGCCCGGCCCGCCAGTGGCTCTCCCCTTGGGAGAGCTGTCAAAACCTACAAGGTTTTGACTGAGAGGGCTACAAAAATCTTGACAGAATCCGCACATCGTGTTATCATACATAAAGATAACACTGTATACAGAGAGCTGTATGCGAAACTTTGGAGCTTAGAGAGGTTTTCAACTATGGAACGTATTAAGACTATCGCTACTCGTGACCTGACCAAGAGCGTCGTGACCGGCGGCTGCGGCGAGTGCCAGACTTCTTGCCAGTCTGCCTGCAAGACCTCCTGCGGCGTCGCAAACCAGAAGTGCGAGAACAGCAATAAGTAATCATTGCAGACCCTATGCCGCCTTTGCAGGGCGGCATTTTTTTATGGCAATTATAGATTGGAGAATGAAATGGTACATCAGTATCAACTGAACGGATATAACATCGTGCTGGACAGCTGCAGCGGCTCGGTCCACGTCGTGGACGACGTGGCTTACGACGTCATTGCGATGTACAAAGAACACTCTGCCGACGAGATCGCGGCCGCCATGCTGGCAAAGTATGCCGACCGCCCCGACGTCACCGAGGCCGACCTGCGCCAGTGCCTCGAGGATGTGGCCTCTCTGGAAGCCGCCGGCAAGCTTTGGGCTCCCGACGTCTACAAGGACATGGCGTTCGACTTCAAGAACCGCCAGACCGTGGTCAAGGCGCTCTGCCTCCACGTCGCCCACACCTGCAACCTCAACTGCTCCTACTGCTTCGCCTCGCAGGGCCGCTATCAGGGCGACCGCGCCCTGATGAGCTTCGAGGTAGGCAAGCGGGCTATGGACTTCCTCATCGAGAACTCCGGCACCCGCCGCAACCTCGAGGTCGATTTCTTCGGCGGCGAGCCTCTGATGAACTTCGACATGGTCAAAAAGCTCGTCGCCTACTGCCGCGAGCAGGAGAAGATCCACAACAAGAACTTCCGCTTCACCATGACCACCAACGGGATGCTCATCGACGACGATGTCATCGACTTCTGCAACAAGGAGTGCCACAATGTCGTGCTGAGCCTCGACGGCCGCAAGGAAGTCCATGACCGCTTCCGCAAGGACTACGCAGGCCGCGGCAGCTATGACGCCATCGTGCCGAAGTTCCAGGAGTTCGTGAAAAAGCGCGGCGACAAGAACTATTACATGCGCGGCACCTACACCCACTACAACACCGACTTCACCAACGACATCTTCCACATGGCCGACCTCGGCTTCACGGAGCTGAGCATGGAGCCTGTCGTCACCAAGCCCACCGACCCCAGCGCCCTCACCGCCGAGGACCTGCCCATCCTCAAGGAGCAGTACGAGATCCTCGCCAAGGAGATGATAAAGCGCGACCGCGAGGGCCGCGGCTTCACCTTCTACCATTACATGATCGACCTCACCGGCGGCCCCTGCATCTACAAGCGCATCTCCGGCTGCGGCTCCGGCACCGAGTACATGGCCGTCACCCCCTGGGGCGACCTCTACCCCTGCCACCAGTTCGTCGGCGACCCCAAGTACCTGATGGGCGACATCTGGAAGGGCGTCACCAACACCGCCGTGCGGGATGAGTTCAAGCACTGCAACGCCTACGCCCGCCCCGAGTGCAAGGACTGCTGGGCCAAGCTCTACTGCTCCGGCGGCTGTGCAGCCAACGCCTACCACGCCACCGGCAGCATCACCGGCGTCTACGAGTACGGCTGTGAGCTGTTCAAGAAGCGTGTCGAGTGCGCCATCATGATAAAAGTTGCTGAGAATCAGGAGCTGGCAGCTCAGGGCATCGAAGTTCCCATCGAGCTGGGCGGCACCTGCAACGCCTGCGCAGACGGCGAAGCCTGCGAATAAAGCCATGAACACTCCTGTCGTCGATTTTGTCCGTCGCTACGCCCAGCAGCGCACCACCCGGATGCATATGCCGGGCCACAAGGGCCGCGGCCCGCTGGGCTGTGAAGAGCTTGACATCACAGAAATTGCGGGCGCAGACGAGCTGTACGAAGCCGAGGGCATCATCGCTCAGAGCGAGGCCAACGCCACGCAGCTCTTCGGCACCGCCCGCACCTATTACAGCACCGAGGGCAGCAGCCAGTGCATCCGGGCCATGCTCCGCCTTGCGCTCCAAATGCGGCCCGCAAAGGCAGGCCGTCCTGTCCTGCTGGCGGCGCGGAACGCCCACAAGGCACTGCTCTACGCGGCAGCTCTGCTGGACTTCGACATCCAGTGGCTCTGGCCTGCGCCGGACGCCGCCGGGGCGCTCTGCACCTGCCCTGTGGAGCCGGAGGCGCTCTCTTCTGCGCTGGACGAGCTGGCCGCCGAGGGCCGTACGCTCTTCGGCGTCTACCTCACCAGCCCGGACTATCTGGGCTTCGTGCAGGATGTCGCGGGGCTGTCGGCGGTCTGCCACGCCCACGGCCTGCCCCTTCTGGTGGACAACGC